GATTTGCTCCAGAAAAATCGTATTTTGTTGCTTCGTAATTTGACATATTATTTCTCCGTGTAAGTCCATCCTGTTGTAGCATCTCCTGAGAATACTAGTCCAAAAGCTGCACCTTGTGTATTTACAACAAGATCCGATGCGGCGTTTGCTATATTAGAAGAATTTCTACCAACAGTTAATGCGTTGCTATTAAAATCATAACCTTGATCTACAAAATGCACTTCATCTCCTAGAGATGGAGATGCGGGGAGCGTGACAGTAACTCCTCCTCCATTTGTATTTACTAAAAGTTGAGCACCTGCTTGAACTGTTTCGGCTGCAGATATCGCTCTCCATTTTCTATATTCATTTACTTTTTCAACGTTCGTTCCATCAGAGTATAAATTGTAACAATTACCCTCACATAAAAGAACACCTGTTCCCGATGCAGTTTTAAAAGTTAAAGTGTTTCCAGCATGATCACATGCATCTTGAACTAAGAAAGTTTTTTCTATTGAATCTGGTATGCTAACTGTTCTATTTGCTGCAAGAGTTCCTGTTAATTTAATAACTATATTTTTACCGTTTGATAATGCACCATTAGAAAATGTTAAAGTTCTGTTAGCGTTGGTTACGTTGAAGGTTGTAAAGCCACCTATCGCTTGTTCTAGAATTAATAAATTAGTATTTGTGATTTGTCCCCAAGTTCCTGAATTTTCACCAGTTGCTTGAACTGTAAGTTTTAGGTTAGCAGATGTTGAATTCGCCATATTTTGTTCCTTATGTATTCATTTTATTAAAAATATGAGTTTCTGTCAAACTCATTATGCAGCCACCTCTCGCCAGCCTGGAGGATCTATAGGCGCTGAACCTGTATCAACTTCGTTCCAGATTAAAGCATTACCATTTCCTTGGTTCATAGTCAACCCTAAACCAGTTACCGAAATGTCTACGTGAATAACAGTTGTTACACTGGCTAATTGAGCATTCATAGATATGCCTGTTACATCTACTTCTTGACTTGGAACAGCCGTAACACTAGCTAAAGTAGCAGTCATGGCAATACCTGCAGGGATATCGACGTAATCAATAGCACCAACTGCATTTCCTAAAGATGCAATCATTGCCTCCCCAGTGAAATTAGCATCAGGGGCTGGATCTACATTACCAAGTGTTACTTGTGCTACATTTAAAGTGTTAAGAAAGAAATTAGCATTTCCTTTAACAGCCTCGGGTGCACTTACAGCCGCTGTCATGGCTATTCCAGTTACAGCTGCAGTAGCAAACTGACCCTCGACTCCCCATGCATTTACGTTCCATTGTTGTCTACCCCAACCTGTTTGGTTAAATGCCTGAATGGTTCCAAGTCCCATGGACATTGCAATACCTGTGGCCATTGCATCAGGACCAGCGTCAGCTGTTCCTAAAGTTGAAGTCATTGCGATTCCAGTTGGAAATACTTTTGTTTGAATATCTATATTTGTATTAGTTCCAAGACTAGCGGTCATCAATTGACCGTTGTTTGTGGATGTGGTTGCGGTTACATCAATGTGAATAGTTGGATTACCAATTGCACTTGTTAAAGCAATACCTGTGGGAAGAACGTTTCCAGCAATATTCCAAGCACCATCACCCCAATTTAATCTACCCCAACCAGTGTTGATTTCACCAACAGTGGTTTCGTCTCCTAAAGTTGCAGTGAGGGCAATACCTGTAGGTATTACAGTCGGGTTAGCTGAATCGTTCCATTGGTTTTGGCCCCAAAAGCCAGTGTTCCAAGTTCCTGATGCCATAGGAGTTTACCTCCTATTTAACCAGAGATTCTTAAAATCGCTGCTGTTGAAGTTTGTGCTGGAAACTGAATTGTAAATACGCCTGAAGTAGCTGTTTTATCTCCTCCAAAATCTAAAACACATACAGATGCGTTTGTCACCGCTGATGATGTATTATAGATTAATGCTCCTCTTGCAGTTATAGTAACTCCAGTAAAAGATCTATCTGCAAAGTCTACTCTTGCTACGCCAGCTGTTATTGAAGTTGCTAAATTGACAAGTGCTCCTCCACCAGAAGTGTATTGACCACTGTTTGCTACTTGGTTACTAGTAGTAAATGAAGTTGTCGCTGAGTTTAGAGTCGCTGAAGAAGTATAAAGAGCTAACTTAAATTTGTCACCACTTGAACTTGAAAAATTAGCATCGCCTTCTAGTAGTTGTTTTTTAAACGAATTACAAATTGCTTGTGTTATTGCCATGTTTATCTCCTATTTACCTATACGAGGAACACCACTTTGATATTCATCTCGTCTTCTTCTTCCCATTTGTTCTATTGAGAAGCCTTCTATCACTTGTTTATACTTTCCTTCGTATAATTGCAAGAGATCATTTGGCCCTTTTAAAAAACTGTATGCCTCGACCAGGCATGCATATAAAAGTCCGTTGGGAAATTGCAAACTTAAATATGTAGTGGGAACTGTACTCGATAATCCAGCAGGTTTCAAGATATAATTTAATTGTATTGTGTAGGTTTGATCAGGGGTAGGGGCCACAACTATCGTATTTTCGTCCCAGTTGCTGTAATATTTAGGTGTTCCTTGAACTCCCAAATTGTTAAATTCTGACATAAAACTGGTATCTCTATACTGTAAAAAATCTCTATCATTAGCGACCCCAACCCCCGCAGAATCTACTATTTGAGCAGATCTAATAACTAATAAATTGTCAGGTGTATCTATGAATCTTTGACTGGCTACCATTTGAGCAGTTACATATCTTCTATTATTATCTGAGTCCACATCTCTTAAAATTCTAAACTCTGAATTTTCTATAAAACCATTTACAATAGTGTCAGTTAAAACTGTGCTAGTGACCTCAGTATAGTCCCTAATTTTTTGTACTAATTCTGTATACGTCATGATATCGTTACCGTTATATCTCCTAAAGTTAAACTTGCTTCTCTTCTTCTATTTATATCAGATGGATTTTCTGGCACCATAGAATTATTACTTTGATCTTGAAAAGCAAAACCACCAGGTAAAGTTAAATCAGCAATAATTCCTCCTCCACCTCCCGTGTTTAAATCAAAACGTTGAGGTCTTGCTTGTTCTAATCCTTGAGGATCTGCTACAAAAGGTTTTGGTTCTAACTGCGGTTGTTTTTTTTCATATTCTGTAATGTGAACAAAAGCTCCGTTCCATTCTGTAACCATCTCTCTCCACGGAAATGCTTGACCACTTCTATCTGATATTGCTAATGCGTATTTTCCTTTTGCAAACTTAGACATTATATCTCCGGATAATAAGTTTTAGGTGAAATGTAAACGCTTGCAGGTGATCCATCTTCTTGCAATGCTCTTTGTATTTCATCTTCATAAATTAATTTCATTTCTTGAGTTCTTTGTGGTGCTTTTTTCATAGCCATGTAATAAGCTAAACCTGCACACATACAAGGTACAAATCTATTAACAACATCAGCTTCATTTGTATACTTACCTGCATCTTGAATTCTTTTAACATAATAAAAATAAATAAAGTTACCTGCTTGTGTGTCTCCAGGTGTTAAATATAAAGTGACAGTGACTTTGTCTATAAATCTTTGTACAAAATATTGTGACGGTTGACCGGTAGCGCTTTTGTTTGAAAACGCTTGATACTGTGATCTATTAATTTTTGAAAGAGGTGTGTCTACATCACTTGCATTTCTAAAACTAGCTTCAAGAATATCTGAAACCATATCAACAAAATTTACAACAGTATCTCCAGAGGAGTGACTTGCAGCTGTAGTTCCATCAGCTCCACGATCAGAGGCAGAGCATAAAATATTATTACCTGAAATAGATGTATATGTAATTACTTCAGAATTAATTCTAATTTTACCAGTAGCGTTCATATTTTTAGTTGACGCTACGGGTATTGTAGTAGCTGAATCTGTAATTCCTGATGATAAAGTAGTGGTTATACCATCTGCATTTCCGTCAGATGGAGATCTAAATATTTGATATTCATTTTGGCCTGATGCTAATGTAATAGCAGTTCTTGCTACTTCCCAAAAATGTAAACCTCTATTGTCCCATTCTTGAAACATTATATTTAAAGAACGTCTAGCTGATCTTAAGTCATTACCAGAGTAATCAAAGAATCCTAATCTTTCAAAAGACTCAGTTATAATATCGTCGATCGAAAGAAATTTTTCGAATGTACTCGTGCCTGAAAAAGCCACTTTGCCTCCTAGTTATAAAATACAGAGCAAACTGTTACGTGTTCAGTGGTAAAAGCAACTGTTAAATTTGTTTCAAACAAAATAGGTCCAGGAAAATTAATTACAATTGGACTACCTGCAGATGCAGTTCCGCTTGTTTTATATTTAAATTTTACTGTCCCTGCAGCCCCACCATCTTTCAAGTGAAAATCCCCTGAAGCAGCAGTTGTGTTTAATACAACACCTAAGGCTCTTGTTCTTCCAGTTTTTACAACTTTGTTTTCAGTAGTCACATTTGCATTAGAAATGTCACTAGTGCTTCCAAATGTTTGCATATTCTTCTCCTTAATTTTTAGGGGACTCTCCTAAATAAGTCGAGTCCCCGTTAATTATTTATTAGATATTACCAATAAGTTCAGAAGCATTTCTGTTCTGAGTTGCACTAATATAATCTACCTTTGTTACTCTTTGTC